TAAAGCGCATAAATCAACATGTGCTTCTAAGCTGGTTCTCTCTAATTCAGTAGGCTTGTTGGCCATAATAACTCTCTCCAAGTTAAATAATTTGGGACCTATATTATGCCTATGAGTTTGCCTGTACTAGAGTTATTTATCACTATCATCAAAAATCTTAGGTTCTAATAATTCTCGAACTTCTTCGATTCCGGTCTTTACTTCAACGATTTGTTGAATAGTATGATTGGTCTTTGACATAATGGTGTTGATGGTGGTCATAATCCATGCCCACCAAAGGATTGACACTGATGTGATTATAGATTGTCCTAACAAAATCATAATGATGTCGTCGTGAATCACAGCTACGATAGATATTATTATTCCAATCGTCATCACACACATAGCCACAAGAGTTGGCATCTTCCACTTTATTATTGTTTTCATTATAAAATATTTACTTTGAAAACAACAGATTTTAAACGACTATATTATTTTTATCCAGGTGTTGGTCATTGAACCACGTGTTTGTATCGCAGGCGGATGAATATCTACAGAATTGGTAAGATCAGATACAATTGGAACACCATGTAGATCGTTGATTAAATGGCCAACCGGATCAGACTCTTTTAAGAATAGATCATTATGCTCAGTCTCAAATTGCCAGGACCAAAAACAACATCGTCCTTCAAGTGGCAGCGGAAGTTGGCCATCTATTTTAATGGGATCTTTATCCCAGGTGATGTTAGCACGTAACCCAATACTTTGAATTAGACTATTAAAATTTGCCTGTTGTCCTAATTTAATCTTGTCAGTTTCTGATCTCGAGCAAGATACTCTGGTAATATCAATTAGCGTGATAATTTCGTAGCGTGTCATAATATGCTACTATTTAATCAGATAAAAAAAGAGCGGAAAATAATCCGCTCTTTTCCTTCCCATCCCTAGGAATTAAATTACAGGGTTACTGCTGTAACGGTTGCTGCTACACCAGATCCAGCTTCGATAGAAGCTTCTAAAAGACCGTAACCTGCTGTTTCGTCATCGTAGTCGTCAGCAGCTGAAACAGTGTCAGCAGCTACGATTACATGGTAGTAATCTGTAGAAGCGTCAACTGGAGCAAAAACTCCATAAATTTCAGCACGTTGTTGAACAGCACGAACGCTCTTGCTGTAAAGGCTGTTAGCGTTGGCGAAGTTAACAAACACCCCGGCTTGTTCAACTTTTAAAACTACAAGTTCACGAGTACCAAATTTGGTGCTTGGTGAAGTTTTTTGAGCATTTTGCCCAACTAATGAATATACGTCTGCCATGATATTTTCTCCTTAAATCAATGATCCCGCTCCGGGATCGGCAAAAGTATTTATTCTTTTTGAAAAAAATAGGGCGGTTAGGCGTGTTTTTCTATATTTGCTGCTGTAAATTTAGTTCGAGGCACTAACTTAATGTTACCCTTAACATATCCTTCCCCACCACGTTGACCTTGAATACTAGATTTTACTGGGCTGGCAAGGTCCAATTGATCAATAATATCATCTTTGATTTTCATAATCATTTCTAATGTGTCAAAAACTGCCGCAAACGCCTGCGGCTTTGTTTGCCTTAGCTCTTGAATTTTAGTTATTTTATTTGCGGACACTCCGCTAGATTCTAACCATTGGTCAAAGCGTTTGTCTAATTGACTGAGGTTTTTAGATGGTACTTGTTGATTAACAAATTTATATAACAGTGCTTTGAAATCACTGAGTTTGTTAGATGCCAACCATTGATCATCAAGTAGTGTATCGATTTCTGTGGCGTGCGCTTCTACAAATTGTTTTACTCGTTTGATTTCGCTAGAATCTATAGTAGGTACTTGAGCTACAGTCATAGGACCTACTACCATTACTTCTTGAGAACTGTCAATTCCTTTGAGTGATCCTCGAATGGGATTTTCGTTGGCTTCAGCATTTTCTCTGTAAGAATGAACTACAATGCCAGTGGTTGATTTTGCGATACGCTGTCCCAACTCGGAATCAACTGGAATCTCATAGGTTACTGTGTTTGGTGTAAATACAAATTCTCTATTTTCAACAGGTGGGCGACTGTGATATAGAAGGTCACCATACACAAATCCTCTAAAGGAAGGAGACACTATGTTTTCAAATCGATCCCATAAACTAGCCATAGCAGCAGCAAATTGTTTTCGTTCATCAGTAGGTTCTGTTTTTCCTCGTGATAACAGCATATTGGCTAAATCTGTTGCGGATGTTACTCGTCCATTGTATCCTTTGGCTGTAAACCCACTCTTGTCTGTGAGCACAAATTCACCCTGATCATTTCTTCCAAAATAAATTCCAGGGCTGCCGTCCCATTTGATTGTAACATCATCAACAGTGGTTGCCATAGCAGCCAATTGATCTAATGCGTGAAACGCACCTTGCGAACCATCAACAATCACAAGGTCTTCAGCATGTTGAAATGCTCTTCCAACCTTAGGTTTTTCTGATTCTCTAATTAAAAACTCTTGTGCTCTCATATCAGTAATCCTGCTATCTCATTAGACCTAGTATACAACATATTTTTAAGTGCGTCTACCTTTTGTTTTGCTTCATCAGTTTCTGCCTTGTCAAACTTGCTTGATTGGATTCTAGATTCAATCCTAGCCAGATAGTTATTCTTCACAGATTCTAAAAAATCTTCTTTGGTTAAAAATTTTGTTGGCAACTGCCTTGACATCTCTAAACTTTCAGCAATTCCTTTGATGGTTTCTACAATATCAGTAACTTGAATTTCTGATTTCATTCCTGGATAGTTATTAAGTCTAGTAGAGATAGTGTTGCCGTTTAGGTATTTAACAATATCAATCCCCCACTGCCGTGGGTCGATGGTTACTGTGTGCGTTGTTGTTCCTGATCTGATGTTAAATGGTACACGTTGACCGTCTTTGATCTTTGCCCTAACACCTTCTTCACTGAAACTCATCATTAATGTTTCAGCCAGGGAGGTATATAATGTAGAACACAACACCCCTTTGGTTCCATATTCGGGTGTTAGTACCTGAGCCCATTGGGCATGCTCGGAAAAAATGGCTATTAGATCAACCTGTACAAATTTACAGTCGCCTAATGCCAAAAAGACTCCCTTGCCATGCGATTCAAATCTATTGGTTGTTTTACAAAATTCAGCAATTTTAGTATAAAAGAATTCTTTATTTTGATGACTGCTGAGTCCAACTATGCGAGGAATAATCATGTGAACATCAATGTCACCATATTCTTTCTCGGGATGTGATTCAAGATCTCGAAGATAATACGCACCAGAGCCAACTGGTGAACTGATTTTTATGGTTTCTATTTGATTGAGTCTGAGATAACGATTAAACGAAGATTCAAACTGTTTTAAAATACTCAATGACTGCCGAATAATTTCAGGTGTCAATTTAGTATTTTGAGTTTTAGTTGATGCCCATCCACCCATTGAGAATCTTTCTTAATTAAACAAGATCTAACATGCGTCGGAACCACGAAACTGTTCCGGTCTGTAAACTTTCTATTTGAGATGCTTTTGGTAATTCAACACCATCCTTTGCCAGTGTTTGCCTAGCATCGGCTACTACCTCTTCATAATTTGGTAATTTTATTATGATATTTAGGATTGATTCGACAGATTCTAAATCCTTAGGTGTTGACATCTGACCCAATAATTTCTTAGCAATTTCATTTGGATCTTTGGTTATAATCTCGTTGGTTTCTCTATTAACCAATCCATTTTGAAAACTCCATTTCATGCCTTTGTGTTTTGCTATACTGGCCAATAAAATATGTCGATGTGATCCCTTGTATGGACTACCTTCTGTTGATCCAGTCATTGACCATTTGAGCCACTCTGGCTCACCAAACATAAAGTCTGATTGAACGTATCCATTGGTTTCGTCACCGTTGATTGGTGTTTTGAAGTGTACGCTGATCCCACTTTTACGTATCCATTCTTTAGGATCGCCGCCTTGTTTTTCAATATATCTAGATAAGTTAGAAACAAATTCATCTTTATCAACAGCATTGGCATCTACTGCTAGGTCGAGATCGCCAGATGTTTCTTTTTTTCCAGCAGTTCCCAACAAGTGATCAGTTAGCTCTAAGTTGGTGACTTTTTCCAACCATTGAATTGTTGGCAGGACATCAGCTTTGTTGATGCGTTTAGTTAATACCGATCCGGCAGAGTCTTTAAATACATTGCCACTCATTTAGAATTGCCTTCTGTTAAGTTCTTGTTTTTGCGACTTTCAGCAATCCTACGGATACCTCGAGTAAACTTGGCAGGATCTTGTCCTTTTATGGCATTAATAAATCTGCGTTCAAGTTCATCTGCTTGCTCAGCATCGTAGTTTTTGTGTAGACTCTCTAAGAGATTAATGGCACTGTCAATGATGTTAACTGCTCGACTTTCAAAAAGCGCATCCTTGTTTCGTACTTCAGCCAGCTCATTAAGTTCTTGTAAAATTGATCTTGTTTTTAATTTCATAGAGTTATTCCTGATACAGTATTTAACCAATTTTATATTATCAATAACATAGTATAACATCACATTTGTAATTTCACAAGAATAACAGTTATAAATAAAACTGTAATTATTACATTAACCTACAGTCGCATAGCGATATATTATATTGATAGAAAAAGAAAGGGCAAATGCCCTTTCTTTATGTCTTGCTCACTTTTGGCATCCCTCCAGCGCAGCAGCCGCGCAACCCAAACCGTACGAGTACGGTGCCTAAGGTAGGGTTTTCTTACAATTATTCTAAATCAATCTTAAGACGAACTTTATTATACCGCTTTTTCTGTATATTCTGCCAGGTCCCATCCTAACAAAAAATTAGCCTTCCAATGATTTTGAGCAAATCCTTTGAGATGTTGCCATTGGTCTCGATGAACCCATACTTTGTTAGCAGCATCAACCCAATCAGTATGCCTGACTGTGCTTTCAAATAGGATCAAATGATTTTTAAAATCATCGTAGTAGCAATTATCATATTCAACGTGTAACACTTCATATACTGTTCCATCATCGGCTACAGCATCTAACGCAAAATCAAATCCCCACTTTTTTTTAGTTTTAATCAACAGATCGGCATAGGGGATATCTTTTTTCAGTTTAGTTAACTGTTCTAAGGCGGCATCACCGTAACTACAACGGCAGAGAAACATTGAATGATCTAACAAAAGTTTATGATTGTCTTGACTTAAAGTATACCAAGGTTCTTGCCAACAACAATGATTTAAAATAGGATTGTTTATGGGATAATTCATAGCAGAATAAAATTTTTGTTCTGCTCGATTTAATTCAAAGCCATCTTTGTCATAATACAAAAAATCATAAACAACTAGAGTTTTAATTGAATTTCTACACACAGCGTCAGATGTTAGGGTGATATCATGACGAACAAACATGTTACAAATCCTGATTAACTAAACAACTATCACACAGGCACTCGTTACATTCACATTCTTCTGACATGCAACTGTGTCCGCAGTGTGCTGAACAGCCACACTTACAAGAAGTTTTTAATCTTTGATGCTCTGAGTCATCAATAACGTTTTCCATCGCTCACTCCTCAAGGTGTTATGGTCTTACTGGATATATGCCTTCATAACAAATCACTTGTCTTGGCAGGCCCACTTCACTCCAATCGATCCTACGCGGCTTGCCCGTGTCTGGCGCATCTTTGGCAAGAGGTCTTAGATCTGGTACTGCGAAAGTGTTTGCGCCGCCGCCGCCATAGGTCGTTCCAATAATGCTATGAAGAACTGGATAATCTTTAATGGACAATAATCTTCCGTCACAATTGATGTATCCCCTTGGAGCAAACCCACCAGCAAAGGTAGATATGCTACCAATATAATCATCTCCGCTACCACTCATGCCTAATGCTCGTTTGATTGTCGTTAACATCGTTTTCTCCTTACTCGGTCCTGTCTTTATCGTCTACGGCGCCGCCTGATACTCTTTCAATGCATTTAATATTATACTTACGAGATCCGCATCTATCTCTTAACATATAACTAATGGCCATCTTTGTTAAACCCAAATCTAATCTGGTTCCTATTTTTTCTGTTCCGTCTTTGTATGTTACTCGATATTTTGCTCTGGCATATTGATTTACCATGCCGGTATTCCAGGTTTTAATACCTTTTAGTGTTTCACTTCTGCGACGGTCGGCATCTGCTTTGCGAGCGGCCTTTTCTTCTTCGGTTAGGACTTTTTTAGGTTTTCTTAAACCTTTATTCCAAGGTGATTTACCTTTTCGCTGTTCGCTCCATTTAGCACGAGTTTCTTCTGACGGGACCCAGCCTGTCTGTCCTTCGCCCCCTTCACTCATATTGTAACCTTTAGGACCAAATGATTCGTAAAGTGCGATATAATATCTTTCCCTGTCATCTAATAGAGTTTTATCTTCTATGCCATCCTCAATGATTTCCCAAAGGAAGTTTTCTTCGCCGTATTTGCGTAATGCTCTATGGAACGCAACCTCGCATCCTCTTCTGGTATCACTTAAATGGTTTGATTTTCGTTGGGAGAAAGAAAGTTCAGTTTTTCCTACATAAGACTTTTGATTGATTTGATTAGTAACTTTATATATTAACATAAAGTTATTTATCATTTCACTTGTAAAGCCAGGGTTATTGAGTTCTGTCTTTATCATCGATAGCACCACCGCTCACCCACGAGGTGCACGATCTTGTTCCTGCGCATTTAAAGGCATGAAAGTTACAGTATCCCAAATCTGCCTTGTGTATTGATGCCATACCGTCTACTGATTTGT